ATGAACGGCTATATTTTGGCACATGATCTGGGCACAAGTGGTGATAAGGCAACCCTGTATGATTGGAACGGCAAACTTTGCTCCAGTGTCTTGTATGAATATCCAACCTTTTATCCTCAAGAGGGTCGAGGACGTGTTGAGCAAAACTCCGAAGATTGGTGGAAAGGTGTTTGCACATCCACACACCAGCTGATTTCAAAGTCCGGTATTGCCCCCGAGGGCATTGAATGCATCACGTTCAGCGGTCAGATGATGGGATGCCTGCCTGTCAATCGCGCGGGGGAAACGCTTCGTTCCAGTATTATCTGGGCGGACATGAGAAGTGAGGAACAGGCTGATACGATGACAAATTTGCTTGGCATGGAGGCTTGTTACAAAATCACCGGGCACCGCATCGGTTCCTCCTATACTGCCGCAAAGATTCTTTGGATTAAGGAAAACGAGCCGGGAATTTATAATAAAACCTATAAGTTTCTGCAAGCCAAGGATTACATTGCACTGAAACTTACCGGAAAATTTGTTACCGACTACAGTGATGCATCCAGTATGAATCTTCTTGATATTGAGAAGAAAGTCTGGTCCCAAGACATTCTTTCCGCTCTCAAGATTGACGAAAATATGCTGCCTGAGCTTCACCGCTCAACCGATATGATCGGCAGGGTCACCTGTGAAGCTGCCCGCGCAGTGGGGCTGCTGGAAGGCACGCCCGTAATTATCGGCGGTGGGGATGGAAGCTGCGCTGCTGTGGGTGCAGGTGCCGTGGAAGAGGGTATCACCTACAACGTCATTGGTACATCCTCATGGATTGCCTGTGCGACCCGAAAACCCTATCTGGACAAACAAATGCGCACCTTCAACTTTGTTCACCTTGATCCCGATTTTTACACCCCCTGTGGTACGATGCAGGCAGCAGGGCATTCCATGAGCTGGCTGAAAAACACCTTATGCGGTTCTGAATCTACGCAGGCAAAAGAGCAAAAGCGCAGTGCCTATGCAATTATAGATGAAGAAATCCTAAGTTCAGCACCGGGCGCCGGAAAACTTATCTATCTGCCTTATCTGCTGGGTGAAAGATCCCCTCGCTGGAATGCCGATGCAAGGGGCGCATTTATCGGCTTGACAATGGCAAGCACCAAAGCGGAAATATGCAGAGCAGTGCTTGAGGGTGTGGGCTATAATTTAAAAGTGATTTTAGATGCACTCAGCGAATCGGTTCCAATTGAAGCGGTGCATGTGATAGGAGGCGGCGCCAAAAGCGCTGTTTGGCTGCAAATTCTTGCGGATATATGGCAGAAACCTCTTCTGATTCCGGAATATCTGGAAGAAGCAACCTCAATGGGCGCAGCCGTTTGCGGCGGAGTCGGCGTGGGCATGTTTAAAGACTTCAAAGTGATAAGCCAGTTCAACAAGGTCAGAAAACAGATTCTGCCGCGCCCTGAAAATGCCTCGATTTACCATAAATTGTATTCCGTGTTTGAGGAATCCTATAAGCAATTGGTTCCAGTGTATGAGAAGTTAAAATTAATTTAGATGAGATTAAACTGATAATAGACGGTGGCTATAAAGATGAGCTGCATCAGCTGATAGAAAGGGAAACAGGAAAATTATCAACCAAGACTTTGTCTGAAGCCGAAGCTAATAAAGTTATTATCGTTTTAAAGGATATGATGAAGTATAAAAATCATATCGCACCTCTTAAAAAAGAAAAATCTTCTCCAGTAGAGGTACCCGGTATGGTAACGATCGGGCAGCAGAAAAAAATTTGGTACTTAATGTATCAAATTGAAAAGTGTGATAAAACGAAAAGTAAAGCTTCCCTCGGAGATCGCCTTTGTGGTATAATAAAAAGACAATTACATATTGATGCCATATCACAGGCTCCTTTTAAATTCATTAACTTCAAAAATGGAAATCAGTTAATTGAAATTTTGAAGAAATATGTTGCGAGTGCCCAAGGAAAAGCACAAAGGAGTGATGTGAGTTGAACTTGCTCGAACAGATTACACTTGACAGCCTTCCGGTCGAACAACGTGAGATTGCCAGTATTGTGGGGATTGAAGCTTATACAAAACTTGTTGAGCAATATGGCGGATGCAATATATATATTTTTAAAGCCGATACACTTCTTAAGGATTTACGAGACGCACAAATTAAAGATGAATTCGATGGCTATAATCATCGGGAACTTGCATTAAAATATGATTTAAGCGAAAGGACAATAAGAGATATTGTCTCTGAAATTTCAAAGGGATTAAAAATCAAACAAATTGAAGGGCAAATAAATCTTTTTGATTTGCAATAAATTCCCGCAGTTCCTCATTAGACAACCACATTTTAATAAGGTAGACTATAGGTGATAAGCCGAAAGTCTACCTTATTTATTTTTTTAGGAGGATTTCCATGAGGACAGATACGCTCGTCTATATACTCATTTCCTGTGGAGTAGCTATTTTTGGTGTTATAGGATATTTCCTAAAAAGGAGCTTTTCAGATATTGATAAATGCAAGGTGGATATTGAGGGCATTAAAGAAACTTACATAACAAAAGATGAATTCAAAGATTCTAAGGACGATTTGAAGGAAAAGCTTGATAAAGTATCCAGTGATGTGGAGGGCATTAAATCAAATTATATTAAGCAAGACGATTTTTATCGTGCGCAGTCAAATACTGATCAAAAGTTACAACGTATATATGATATTTTGCTTGAAATGAAGGGGGATAAATAAAGTGAACAAGGAAGATTTAAACAAACGCATTGAAGCCGGAAATTTTAAAGAAAATAACGGCAGGATCCTCCGCACCATTAATATTCTTTCAGGTAAAGATATTAAACTTAAAAGCATAGAATTCGCATTATCAGAAATAAAGAATCATGAGCTTTATGAATCTTTATTTTATCTTCAGGATTCAGGTTATATAAAAATTAGGAATATAAACAGCAAAATCGATATTGATATTTATGATGCTGATCCGGACGATACTGAAATACGCATTACACGTAAGGGCATGGAGCTTTTAAAAGGTTTTGATAATAATCCTGCAGTTGATGTTTAGGTGATCGTATGAGTAATCAGAATAGAAAGCACAGTATAATTGATGCTTTGTCCCCAGAGCTTAAATGGACTGTTGAGCAAATGCTGCTTACAGGAAGCACATATAACGATATAGTTGATTATCTCGCCGTAAATGATATATCCATTTCCATGGCAAGTATCTGCAGATATGCAAAAGCCTATAATGCGAATATCCAAATGCTAAATATCGCGCAGCAGAATTTTGCTCGCATGATGGAAGAGCTTGATAAGTATCCTGACCTTGACAGTACCGAGGCAATTATTCGGCTTACATCACAAAACGTCTTTAATGCCATTGCAAGCACCGAAGAGGAAGAATGGTCTAAAATTGATAAGGATAAATTGCTATCATCCGCTCTCGGTCTTGTGCGTGCAGCTGCATATAAGAAAAAAATAGACCTGCAGAATAAAAATGAGCTTGACACCGGAATAGAAGCGATTAAATCTATGGCTTTCAAGGCAATGGCAAAAGAAAAGCCGGAACTTTTCAAAGAAGTTTCCGATTATCTTAATAATATGAGGGATAAGTAATGAAATGCTATGTGCTGAAAGTTTTATCCGGTAATGAGATAAAAATTAGCAATAGGCTCCGGCAAGACGGTTTTACAGTTTATGTCCCTCGAGAAGACCGGCTTATAAGATCTCACGGTCATTGGATTAATCGCGAATATGTTTTATTTACCGGATATGTTTTTATTGATTTGGAATTTTCGGCAGTCTTATATCATCAAATCAAAGGCATTATAGGGAATATAAATTTTCTTGAACTTCATGCCGGAAATCCTTCGGCTCTTACTGATCAGGAGCAAGATTACATACATATGACATGTAAAACAGAAGAGCCTCTGGTCCCATCCATCGTTGAGATTATAAATAATAAACCTATACCGCTCTCGGGTATCCTTAAGGAGTTTAGCAATTCCGGAACTTTTATAAAATACAATATTCACAGATGCCAGGCATTTGTCTACATACCTTTTCTTAATGATTTTAAAAGATTGTCGTTCTCTTTCAAAATAGCAAATAAAAGCTAATTGATTTATGCGGTTGATTCGTCCTGCATGAAGAAAAGGCGGTTATAAGAAGTCTAATTACCGAGTTTAATAACTTAAGCTCGGATGGCGAAGCATATTCTATCTAAGCACCCTTTTAAAACCCTTTTAAAAGCTTTTAAATCGCCATAAAAACTAATAATTGGGTAAACATCAAGATTAAGATTTGGAGTTATATAAGCCATAGAGGGGGGAGTAAAATTGATATCAAAAAAGCAAGATAGTATTAATAAGTTATATGAACTTGTTAGTGCTGCAAATTCAAAAAAAGTAAAATGTAGTAAGAAGATATCTGAGCAAAAAATAAAAAAGATTATATCCCCCTCGTTTTTTGATATACATGAAGATATAAAAGCAGGATTACATACCTACTACAAAATTGACGGTGGGCGTGGAAGCTTAAAATCATCATTTGTCAGCGAAGAAATTATAAACGGTATTATGCGTGATGCTTATAATGGCAAAGTTACAAATGCATTGATTTTGAGACGCTACAAAGAAAATCTGACGGGCAGCGTTTATGAGCAACTGATATGGGCCATAGACAAGCTGGAAGTATCGGACTTATGGCACTCCTCATTAAGTCCACTGGCACTTACTTATTTGCCTACAGGACAAAAGGTTATATTCAGAGGAGCAGACAAACCAACAAAAATAAAATCAATCAAAATCGCCAAAGGGTATATAAAATATCTTTGGTTTGAAGAACTTGATGAATTCGAAGGCAAAGAAAAAATAAGAAGCATACAACAGTCAATGTTGAGAGGCGGTAATGAATTTACCGTCTTTTATTCATATAATCCCCCACGTTCTCAAAGAAGCTGGGTGAATGATCCTGTAAATTTCTCATCTCAAGATATATTATGTCATCACAGTACCTATCTAACCGCTCCTCCAGATTGGTTGGGAAAGCAATTCATAGCTGCAGCTGAAGATTTAAAGATATCAAATTATGACGCATATAGGCATGAATATCTTGGTGAGATAACAGGCACAGGCGCTGAAGTCTTTATAAATCTTAAAAATCGCAAACTTACTGATGTTGAGATTAAAGAATTTGACCGCATCCGCAGAGGCCTTGATTTTGGATTTGCCAGTGATCCGCTTCATTACGCAGAAAGTCATTTTGATAAGACCCGGAAACGCCTATATATTTTCTTCGAGATCCATGCAACCCGGATGAGTAATTTTAAACTTACGCAGTTTATCAGGGCAGAAAATAAAGCTAACAAAGAAATTATTGCAGATTCTGCGGAACCAAAGAGCATATCTGAGATGAATGGTTATGGTCTCCATGTAAGAGGCGCAAAAAAAGGACCCGACAGTGTTGATTACGGTATCAAATGGATGCAGGACCTTAACGAAATAATTATTGATGCAGAGCGCTGCCCAAATACCTGGCGCGAATTTTATGGTTATGAACTGGAGCGTGATGCGAACGGCAATCTCAAGGCTGAGTACCCTGACAAAAACAACCATAGCATCGATGCAGTCCGATATAGCTTAAATGATGATATAAAAAATGTGAGGGTGGTTTAAAATGATGATTAAGCAGCAAATTCCAGATGGGGATTTTTGTGGTTCTTATTCTCGTGAAAATGGTAAAGAGAAAATGTGCATTTTTATTGACAGAGGAGCGAACTTTGAAAATACAGATTTAAGCTGGCAATGTAGAAGAAATCCCAATGTTACACTTGGTTCAGAAATTGAATCGGGGCCATCACGTAATAAAAATATTGTAAAATGTCGCGCCTGTTTGAAAGAAAAGGTGACATAATCGATGTACATAACAGAATTAGATCTTTTAAAGCAAAAACTCAGTATCGAAGGCAAATTAAATATCAGTGAAATCATTAAGAATATCCTTAATGATGCTGCCATTGAAGAACGCCGGATTTATATGAATGTTGGTGAGCGTTATTATGAAAATGGTCATGATATACTTTATCATGACTTTCGCTGCTCAACTATATATGATACGGTTGAGGATCCTGATAATTTCGGGCAAACAAAAGATGTTATAAATACAGTTACAAACAATAATAATTCCAATATGCATAATGTTCATAATTTTCATCAGTTGCAAGTTGACCAAAAAGTTAGTTATATAGCAGGCAAAGCTCCAACAATAAGCGTTGAAAATGATAAAGAATTTGAATCACTGTTAACAAAGCGCACAACTGATGAAGAATTTCCTGATCTTATATATGATTGGATCGAAGGCGCAAGCAATAAAGGTATTGAATGGATACATGTATATTATGATTTCAATGGTATTCTACAATATTGCATTGTTCCGGCACAAGAAGTGATTGCATTTTATGATTCTGAACATCAAAAAGAGCTTCAGGATATTGTAAGGTTTTATATGTTTGATGTTATAAGTAATGGCAAAACTGTTAAACGGCATAAAATCGAGTGGTGGGAAGTTGATAAAGTCACTTATTATATTGAGGATGAGCAGGGCAATTACATGCTTGATCCGTTATACCCTATAAACCCTATGCCGCACTGGTGGGATATTACTACCGTTGACAATATGGAACAAAGCAAAGTGCCGCAAACATGGGGGCGTGTACCTTTTATCCCTTTGCATAATAACAGTCATGACATAAGTGATCTTTTGCGAAATAAAAGCCTTATAGATGCCTATAACATGATATCATCAACAAGTACCAACAATCAGATTGATTTGGTTGAATTGTATTGGGTTATACATGGATATGGCGGAGAGACTGCAAAAGCGATTGCAAAAAAGCTGCAGATCAATAAATCTGTAAGCATTAATAGTGAAGAAGGTTCTGTGACTGCCCAGCAAATAACTCTCAATGTTGAAGAGCGTGTTAAATGGCTGGAATTGTTAAGACACGATATTTATCATTTTGGTATGGCCATTGACACAAGTGATGAGCAGCTCGGCAACAATCCTTCAGGCGTTTCATTAAAATTTAAATACACACAATTGGATTTAAAAGCCAATCCATTAATATTAAAACTTAAAAAGGCCTTAAAGGATCTATTTTGGTTTATTACAGTTGATATTAATCTTAAAAATAATGCCTCATATGATAGCAAAAAAATTGTTGTTGCTATTAATAAGTCAATGATAACCAATGACTTAGAGACGGTTAATATGATAAACGCCTCAAAAGGTCTTGTTCCCGATAATCTATTGTTAGCAGCTCATCCACTTGTTGAGGATGCCAATCAAGCAGCAATAGATTTAAAGGCCCAGCAGGATGATTTAGATAAACGAAGAGCTAAGTTATTCGGAAATAATGATATTCCGCCTGGTGGTGAAGATTAATGAATTCCAAGGATTATTGGGAAAAAAGGGCCCTGCAGCGTGAAAATAATACATATAATGAAACATCTAAAACAATTGCACGGTTAAAGGTTATATATCAAAAAGCACTTAATCAATTGAATAAGGATTCCGATAGTATTTTTAAAAATTATGTAGGTAAATATGATGGAGAAAAAGATGAAACATTAAAATACCTTACATCAAATGAATCTGCTGCTGTTTTGTCCGATTTAAGGAAAAGGGCAAGCCTTATAACTGATTCCGACTTAAAAAAAGAGGTTTTAATAAGGCTTGAAGCGCCTGCTTATGGTTTCCGATTAAGCAGAGTAAAAGCAATGCAAAATTATATAATAGCTGAGCTTAATAAAATCTCCGATCAGGAAAATCAGATTGATGGCAATCACCTTGCAAATGTTTATGAAAATAGCTATTACCGAAATATATATGATACGGCACCACAAATCAATGCAAGTTTTTCAATGATTTCCGCTCAGGTGATAAATGAAACTTTAAAAAGCAGCTGGTTGGGTGAAAATTATTCAGAGCGGGTATGGAAAAATACCCATGTTTTAGCGCAAGAAGCAAGCGATATTATCCAAAGCGGAATCACATCCGGTAGAAGCATAAAGCAAATGCAGGATGAACTGGCCGATGTCATGGATGTTGGGAAATATGTTGCTGAGCGGTTAATCCGCACCGAAACCAATTATTTTCATAATCAGGCAGAAATGCAGTCTTATAAATCAATGGGTGTTGAGGAATATATTTTCCTTGCCACACTTGACAGCCGTACATGCGCCAGATGCGGGGCATTGGATAAAAAAATATTCAAAGTCAGTGATATTATAGTTGGTGTAAATTATCCGCCGCTGCACCCTAATGATAGATGTGTAACAACTGCGAATGTAGAATCAGCGGGTAAAAGAATAGCCCGTGACCCAACCACAGGGCGCAATTATTATGTTGACCATAATTTATCTTATACCGATTGGAAAAAACAGATTAATGAGAAATATGGTTCAAATACGTTAGAAAAAGCTCAAAAAATGTATTTCAATCGTAAATCTGATAAAGAAAATCTTGAAAAATATCAGGCGGTTTTAGGTAAGGATGCACCAAAAGCTCTGGCAGATTTTCAGAATATAAAGTATAGCAGTTCTGAAGAATGGAAGAAAATTCAGCTTGATTACAGGCGCCGAAACAGATTAGTACAAAATTCTCGATTAGCGTTACCTAATGCCGAAAAAGCAAAGATTGATGAGCCTAAATTTACAAACTATTTTTTTGGCGGCAATAATAATGATGGACTTTCAAAGGGCATTGCATTTAACAGCCATTTAGGGTACAATATTAGCAACTGGAAAGATTTCGAACAGGAAATATTAAGAAAATTGAAAGTTAATCCAGCAACACCTGACCGTATAACTGAGCACGGTTCATATTACAATCAATCAATGATTTTATACGGCGTAAAAAATAACCCAATGGATATTAAATTTGTTTGGGAAGTAAAAAACGATATTACAAGGTTTGTAACAGCTTATCCCAATAGGAGTAGTGAATGATGGATATTAAAGAATTTGATAGAGTACGCCTTAAAGACGGTCGGGAAGGTACAATAGTTTGTATTTGTGAGCCTGATAAATTGTACTCTCTTGATATTGGCACAGCTCCGGGGACGTGGGATAATATTTTTATTAAACCAGAAGAAATCGAAAAACGGATTTAACCACTTTCAGCAATGATGGTGGTTTTTTCATGCCGATTAGCCGCTTATTAGCGGTTATTTTTTATATACAAATTTGCCTTCTTAGTATCACAGGCATTAAAGAGAGATATAAATTTGAATGGAGGATTATTATGGACAAAGAAGCACTTAAGGCAATGGGCCTTTCGGATGAGCAAATAACAAAGGTTATTGAGCAGCACGACAATGACATCAAAGGCGCATATATTCCCAAGACACGCATGGACGAACTCAACGAAACCAACAAGGCACTGAAAGAGCAGCTTACCGGGCGCGATAAGGATATCGTGGACCTCAAAAAATCCACAGGTGACAATGCTGAGCTGTCAAAACAGTTTGCTGATCTTCAGGGCAAGTACAAAACTGACACTGAGGCACTGACCGGGAAGCTCAAGCAAAACGCTCTGAATGCCGCGCTTGACCTTGGTATCACTAAAGCAAAGGGCAAAGATTCCATAGCTATTAAAGCCCATATAGATCCTTCAAAGCTTACCCTGAAGGATGATGGCAGCGTGGATGGGCTTGATGCCACATTGGAAGATCTTAAAAAGAATAATTCCTATTTGTTTGAACAGGTGGAAACCAGGCAAGTCGGGAACGGCTTTAATGGCAGTAAAGTCGATATGACCCCGGAACTAACAACAGCTGCCGACACATTTACAAAAGCCTTAAATGGCTAAAGGAGTGAATTTAAATGCCAATTAATACTTTAGCAATGGCAACTCTTTTTCAAACAGCTCTTGATAGGCAGATGATCGAGGGTGCAACATCCGGATGGATGGAGGACAATGCCGGTGAGGTTAAGTATTCCGGCGGCAACACAGTGAAAATACCAAAAATCAGCATGGACGGGCTTGCCAACTATGATCGTGATTTAGGATATGTTCAGGGTGGGGTAACACTTGCTTATGGCACATACACCATGACACAGGACAGAGGCCGCAAGTTTCAACTTGATGCCATGGATGTTGACGAGAGTAATTTTGTTGCAACAGCAGGGAACGTCATGGGCGAATTTCAGCGTACTAAGGTTATTCCTGAGGTTGATGCATACCGTTACAGCAAACTTTCAGCACTGGCAATTGCAGCCGGAAACACAGGTATATATGTGCCTGCTGTCGGTACAATTTTGAACCAGCTTAAAACGGATCTTGTTACTATACAGGATGTAATTGGCGGCAGCGAATCTCTTGTAGTCACCATGAGCAGACTTGTATATGCAATTCTTGCGCAGTCATCCCAGGTGACACGTTTCCTTGATGCGGTTAATTTTAAACAGGGTGACGTGAATCTTGAAGTTAAATCTATTGACGGAACCCCAATTATACCTGTTCCTTCAGCTCGCCTTAAAACTGCCTATGTTTTCAATGACGGCAAAACAACAGGTCAGACAGTCGGTGGATTTGTTCCTGCAAGCGGAGCTAAGCAGATCAACTACATCATATCGGCAAGGAAGGCGCCAATTGCTGTTTCTAAAACAGACACAATGAAGATATTTGACCCGATTACCAATCAAACTGCGCAGGCGTGGCTAATTGAATATCGCAAATTTCATGAGTTGTGGGTTGCGGACAACACTCTGACCGGCACGTTCGCATCCACAGCATCGTAAAATTAGGAGGATAAATCATGTTTGAACTAAAAAAACTAAACGTTCATCGTATTGTGGCCAGCGAAGAGGAACGCGATAAGCTGATTGCTGATGATTTTGAACTTGTCGGTGAAGCTGAGCCCGATTTTGACAGCATGAAAGTTGAAGAGCTCAAAGCTTATGCTGAGGGAAAAGATATTGACCTATCAAATGTTACAAAAAAAGCAGATATCATTGCAAAACTTAAAGGCGGTCAATAGTGGCCGCCTCCCTTCTTGGGAGGAATGAAAATGTTAGATCAAATAAAATTATTACTTGGTATTTCAGATGACAGCAAGGATGGTATATTAAATTATCTCATCAATGCGGTGACAGTGCTTGTTAAAAAATATTGCCACTTATCAGATGTTTCCTCGACTAATTTGCAAAATATCATTATTGACTTTATTGTCGATAGATACCGATCAAAGCAATATGGCAAATCAGATGCTCCTCAAATTGTATCAAGTATATCTGAAGGCGATACGAAAGTTAGTTTTAATACTGTTCAATATAGTATTTCAAATGCCCTGACGGATGATGAAAAGAAGATCCTTATACCATACAGAAAGCTGTGGCTGTAATGGATATTTCAAAGTACGGTAAATATTTAGCACCCTTACGGGATGAAAGCGTTCAACTCTTTATAAAACAAGAGGTGCCAAGCGATTATGTAGGAAATACGTACATTTGGGTTAAAAGTAATGTTATTCAAGTTGATGATCAGGCTGCAGATGATAATCTGACGTTTGAAATCTATGGAGAACGGGTTAAGCGAATGCGCAAATTAATTTGCAATTTTGATTCAATCATTGATGACGGCATGGGTGTTTCGCTTGATATATCAGCTGATACCCCTTTATACAAAGTCATTTCTGCAAAAAACAACGTATTGTCTAAAATTGTTTTAATCGAGGTGATCGGTATTGGAAATCCAAGTCAAGGGACTTGATAGCTTATTAAAAAAACTTAGTCAGCTTGGTGATGATGTAAATGAAGGCTTGAAAGAGGCATTATTAGCTGGAGGTCAAGTGGTACAAAAATCTGCAAAAGAACTCTGCCCGGTAGATACTACTTATCTTCGTGAAAGCATTTCACTAAATGCTATAGATGATAATACGGTAGTCGTTAGTACAAACGTTGATTATGCCATTTTTGTTGAATTCGGTACCGGCCCAAAGGGTGATCCAGCTGTTGAACATACTTCAAAGCAATTCTGGAGATTTAAAGATAAAGACGGAAACTGGGTTACTTCTCATGGTCAGGCCCCGCAGCCTTTTATGAGACCGGCACTAGAAAATAATACGACTCAGATTGTGGAAGCCGTGAAAAACTTATTAAGTAACAGGTTAGAGGGGCTGAGCAGATGACTGATATGAACCTTCGCATAGATAATCTTGTTTCAGACTTGGCAACAACTGAATTAGGCTTTCCGGACACATTCAAAGGGAAATCATTACCTTTAATCACCATCACCGATTTAGACAACAATAGCAATCTTATTTTAGATGGAGAAGAGCGTTTGTCAGCTATTTCTTATCAAATTGACATATGGGATTCTTCGGATAACGGAAAAACAAGACACACATGTGAGCAGTTGGCAGCACAGATTAGCAGCAGACTTATCAGTGTCAACTTTACAAGGTCAGGAGCTCATTACATCAAAGATCCAAGCGGGCTTCATAGAAAGACTATGACGTTCAATGGGTTTTTGGATACACATACAAATATTATTTATAGGAGGGGATTCTAATGGAACAGGCTTTTTTAGGCACAAAACTTTCTGTTTGTTCAACACAAGCCGGTACATATCAATGGTTATATGGCTTATCTAAGGTACCTGATTTTTCGTTTGAAGCCGACAAGGTTGAAGTAACAAATCTGTCGGATACCAATAAGCGTTATGTGCCTGGCATCATTGATTTAGGAGAACCAGAATTTGAATTTTTCAATGATAACAGCGCTACTGAAGGTGATATTACAAAGCTAATGAATTCATATAAAGCTTTAAGAGCATACGAAAAATCAGGCACAGCACCATGGTTTAAAATTGTTTACCCTGACGGTTCAGGATTTCAATGGCAGTCGTATATTGTAACCACTCGCACAGGTGGAGGTACTGGTGATGCTTTGCAATTCAAATGCAAAATGCTATTCAAGAGCAATATCACTGATATACCTGGAATAGGCAACTTAGCATTCACCTGCGTGGCAGGTACGGCAACAGGGGCAACAAAGATAGCAACGGTTACTCCAGTTCTTACGGCTGGAAATAGTTATGTGTATGTTGTGGGTGCAGTTCTTAACTTGCCGGCTGCCGGTGCATTAGTCAGTGGAGCTGCATATACTCTTGGCACCGACATTATAGCAAGCGCTTCGCAATATGTTATGCTCATTGAGGTGGATTCAGGCTGGCACGCAGTCAATGCGGGTATTGCAATTTCGGTACCACATTAACATATTGGGGGCTTTTGCCCCCAAATTTAATATAAGGGAGATAATTTATGTATACAATTTGGAATGTAAACGGTGAAGAATATAAGCTTAGGCTTACCACTCTTCAGGCAATGCAGGTTGAAAAACAGCTTGACATGGGTATGACAGAGGCAGTCCAGCATTTAGCTGATTCAACAGTTATTGTGACAATTATTTGGGGATCAATGCAGCAGTTTCAGCATGGTACCAATATTAAAGACGTTTGTGCAATTTATGACGAATATCTTGAGAGCGGCGGCAATCTTGAAGCAATACTTGATATCATCATGGAATTGCTTGCACAAATAGGTATAGGTGAAAAATCAGAAATAAAAAACAAGAAACGCCGGAAGACAGAGAAAGCGGAAATCTCAGCAGAATAACTGATGCCATTCTGGCGGTAAAACCTAATGCTCTATATATTGGCATAACCATTGAACGCTTTTGGTCTATGACTTATGTCGAGGTAATAGAAGAAATAAACGCTTTCAATAAAAGGCATGAGGAAAATTATCAAGAGCAAATGCGGCTCAGGGCAAATATGGATTATCAACTTGCTCAATTAATTGGGATCGCGTTTAATGATCCTAAAAAATATCCAACAACTCTACAAAAAGCATATCCCGATTTGTTTAATAAGCAAAGTAAAAAAATGACATGGCAAGAGAATAAAGAGCAGCTAAAGATGTATGCTGCCGTACACAATCAGCAACGAGGGGGGTGAATGAGTTTGACGGTTGAAGAATTACAAATAATCATATCGGCTCAGACGGAAAAAGTTCAGGGCAAAATACAAAAGCTTAAAGATAGCCTTGCAGGACTTACCAGCAGAACACAATCGGCAGCAGTCAACATGGATACTTCGGGCGCACAAAATCAATTGAGAAGACTGCAGGCTGAAATGGATAAAACGCAAGCAAAGATTGACAGAATAAAACAAACGCTTGCGGGAGCTTATGCCAGGCAGGATGCTATCGCACAAAACTACTCACAAATGCCTCCGCTGACAGGTATGTCAAGAGGTCAGTCAACTGATACTATGATCGGCCATGATACTGAATATCAAGGTCTTACCCAAAGAATCAACGATTTGGAAAATTCACTCAATCCTCTTAATCAAAGTCTTGCAGGAACCCAAGCAAGAATGAATGCGGTATCAGAACAAATGAGCCGTGCTGTACCCAAAAGTAATGCTGCAACAAAAAGTGTCAAGGCTATGGGTGATTCTTTTAACAGAACAAGCGGCCATACAAGCATGCTAACGCGAATGCTGCAAAGAATGTTTTTAGGTATGCTGCTATATAAGGGTATATCCTTTATATTCGGATCTGTTAAACAGGGGCTTGACAATTTGGTAATGGGCAATACCAGTGCCAATACTACTGTATCAGCTCTTGCAACTTCTTTTCTTTATCTGCAAAACAGTTTAGCCACAGCATTCCTGCCCATTCTACAGGCCATAACACCAACACTTACAGGTGTAATGGATTCTATTTCCGGCTTTGCAAATTATATCGGAATGATTTCAGCAGTTCTTTTTAATAATGCTTCAAGCTTTGTAGAAGCTAAGAAAGCAAATGTGGATTATGCTGCTGCACTTAGAAAGACAGGAGCTCTGGCAGGCATTGACGAGATAAACCATATTGGCACACCAACACCGGGTTACCCGGATCCGACACAGATGTTTCAAACTGTGAAAATACCGGATAGCGTTAAAACTACAGCAGAGGGCATTAAGAAGACACTCGAACCGTTATTTGATTTCATTGAAAAGCACGGACCGGCTGTAATTGGCGTGCTGGCCGGAATTGTCGCAGCTATTCTTTTATTCAAAGCAATTAGTTCAATAATCAGTTTTGTTACAGGCTTGGGTACAGCATTTGCTTTTCTTGCTGACCCGGTTACCTGGATAGTGATAGGTATACTTGCTCTGGCTGCCGTTTTAGTTTACTTATGGAATACCAACGCAGGATTTAGAGATGCTGTAATCGGAGCTTGGAATGACATAAAACAAACAGCTTTTAATGTGTGGAATAGCATATCAGGTAAGGTATCTGAAGCCTGGAATAATATTTGTTCTATAGCTCAAAATGCTTATACAACGATTTTAAAGCCTGTATTTGATCAACTTGGAAAGACGTTTACAGAGCTTTGGGACAATCATTTAAAGCCGTTGTGGGATAATATATCTGCTTTCATTATGAAGTTTGTTAATGACATGCTTGACCTTTGGAATACAACTTTGGCACCATTTTTAAATTGGTTCATCGTTAATTTTGGCCCGGTGATAGTAACTTGTTTCAATACAGTGATAACAGTAGTAGGAATTGTATACGGAACTGTTTGCGATGTCATTTCTGGTATTCTTAAGGTTCTCGGCGGTATCATTGATTTCATAACAGGTGTATTCACAGGAAACTGGTCAAAGGCATGGCTGGGTATACAAGAAATCTTCGGGGGAATATGGGACATTATTTCCAGCGTATTTATGGGATTTATAAATATGGTACTTGCTGAGTTTACAGGAATATGGACGGCAATCACGCAAATATTTGGTGCAGTAGGTCCATGGTTTGCAGGTGTGTTCGAAGGCGCATGGAATGGGATAACCGGAGCTTTCTCAGCAATAGGGAGTTTTTTTGGCGGTCTATGGAGCGGTATCAAATCAGGCTTCGTGTCGCTCGTAAACTTTTTGATTGATGGCATAAACACCATGATCAATGCCTTTCTTATTCCGTTAAATGTCCTGATTACCGGATGGAACAATAGTATCGGCAAGGTAATAGGAAGCATTCCTGCAATTACCGTTTCTATTCCTCACATACCCAAATTAGCTGCGGGCGCTATAGTAAGCAGTCCCACTATTGCACAAATTGGTGAATCAGGCAAAGAAGCTGTTGTACCTCTTGAAAACAATACCAGTTGGATATCCAAACTTGCCGCTGACATTAATAATGAAAATGGTGGCGGAGATACCTATCTTGAAACAACCATTATGCTTGACGGTGTGATAGCAGATAAGCAGACCAGAAAATTAACCAGACAGAGCAGAAATCGTAATAAGCCTGCATTTGGCTATTAAGGAGGAACGGTATGGCTTTTTTACAAATCAACGGTGTCACAATGCCAACACCGTCCTCTTTAACTGCGGTTGCCTCTGACTTTGACAGCCCAAGCACAAGGCGAAATGAGCAGGGATATTTACAGCGATACAGAATAAGGCAGGGTGTAAGGAAAGTGAGCTGTAAATGGTCAGGACTATCACAGGCCGATGCTACTGCATTACTTATTGCAATTAGACCGGCATCATTCAGCTTGACTTACCCTGATCCGGAGCTTGGGACCAACACGATAAACGTTTATGTGGGTGACCGTACTCCTGATATGAAGCATTACAACAACGGAGCTCCGTATTGGGATATAGCGTTTGACTTTATCCAGTATTAAAGGAAGTGGAATAATGTACCCAGTGTCATTAGATTTTCAAACAGCAATTAAAAGCATTAACCAAACCTTAGCGATTAAAATAACAATAGAAACCGCATTTGAAACTCTTCAATTGACTGATGCTGATATTGTGCAAGGCAGTGCGAAGCTTATAACTGAATCCACTTCAACCGATAAATTTGAACTTGGTTCTGCAGTTGCAGCTGACTTTGCGGTGACCTTACTTAATGATGATGGTAGATTTCAGGACAAACAATTTAACGGCGGTGTTATGGTGCCCTGGGTAGGCGTACAGCTGCCAAACCAATCCTTTGAATATGTACCGCTTGGCGTTTTTAATATTGATGAAGTCAGCCGTACAACGACGGACATAACCCTTGAATCAGCTGACAATATACTTCTCTTTGATATACCTTTCAACAGCGTACCAATTAACTATCCCGCCACAGCATTACAGATATTACTCACAATGTGCAGTGTTTGTGGTGTTACATTAAAAACCACAAGCTTTTTAAACAGCGGCGTAAGTTTGTCGGCTGCCCCGGACGGAAATCCAAGTTGCCGGGATATATTAGAAGATATAGCTGAGATAGCCTGCTGCTTTGCGCGCTGTGACCGCACAGGGGAGCTTGAACTTGTATGGTATAGCAATCCCGGGTGCGTGGTGGAAGCAAATATAGACGGCAACACTGACAGCATTGATGGCGGTGATTTTAGTTGGTACAACAATAAAACATATGATGGCGGTTCTTTTGTTACTTTCAACCCTGCTGTCACGCTTGATTCATCCAACAGGTACAGCCTGAATGCTGATGATGATCCTATCACCATTACCGGCATATCCTATGCTGCAAAAGATCAGACCTATTTATTGGGTTCCAACAATTACGCTTTACAAATCAGTGACAATCCGTTTATTAATACAGATCCAGTGAACATATTGCAATCTTTATCATCCCTGATAGGCTTTTGTTTCATGCCTTTTACATCCGATTGGCAAGGTAATCCGGCATTAGACTGTGGTGATGCAATCAGGCAGATAGATTTTAATGGCAATCCTTATAACACTATTGTTACAAACAGCACTTATAAGTACCGTGATGTCAGCAATTTGGATGCAAAAGGCGCAAGTCTGGTAGCACAAGCTTTTCAAGGACAAATGACTAAAAAGGTCACGCAGCTGCTTAGACAAATAGACCAAAAGCAAGTACAGCTTGACAGCATGAATCAGGCGATCTTAAATGCAACAAATCTTATTGCCGGTGCTTTGGGTGGGTATGCGATACAAGGTACCGGACAATATGAAGGTAACTTCTTTATTGCTGATAATGCAGATATAACCCGTGCAGCTAAGGTATGGCGGTGGAATCTTGGAGGGTTCGGATATTCATCAACAGGTGTTAACGGTCCTTATGCGACGGCTATTACAGCGGATGGAAGTATTGTGGCTAATGTTTTAACTGCTCAGATCATAACGGGTGCAATGATTAAGGCTGGCACAATCACAGGGGATAATATTAGTGCCGGAGCTATTACAGCAAATATGATCAAAACAGGGACTTTACAATCTTTAAATGGGAGTTCTGCCATTAATCTTGATAATGGCTCATTTAGTTTTTCAAAGGGCGCTGCAACTTTTGATGATGTAAATGGATTAAAAGTAACAAACGCAGACGGTACAATCAGCGTAAAAATGAACGCTACAAATTGTTTTGCTGTATATTCTATCAGTGGTGGAGTTTGGACTTTAATAAGTTCATTGGATGCTAATGGATTACAAGCAAATAAAATAATTTCTATGACAGATCCAAATTCTTATATAAATGTTGCTTCCAATGGTTCAATGACCATAAATAATTCTACTTATGGGCAATTTTTATCTATAGGGATGGGAAGTGGTAATCCAACTATAAAATCAGGCAATGGTTCACTTTATTTAAAAGCTTCAACCGGAGGTGGTGTTACTGTAACTCCGCAAGGACTTATTATGGGAATAGGGTGTGGAGGAATTTGGACAGATGATGGTCCGGGGCATGGAGATATTGGGTGTGGTGGTGATTTAAATATTCAAGGAGCTGTTAATATTAAAGGGAATTCAGGGTATTCAGGTATAATAACATTCGGAACTGGGCATTCAATGACTGTAACAAATGGTATAATTACATCTTATTCTTAATATCACTTTACATTTAAAAATAAATGTATATAATGGTAATTAAGAGGTGTTATTAATGCTAAAATTTATTTCAAATATGAATCTTAAGAAAAAGATTTTTTCCGGAATTATAGGGTTGGCTTTGATAGGCTCTGTTTCAGCGGCAACTATCGTAAATAATATAAATTCGGGTAATACAAGTTCGGATATAAGTTCAAATGTGAGTAGTTCTGTACCAAGTAGCCAAATAGACAATACAAGTAGTGATATAGCTGCCATTCAATCAGTAGTTAACCAAGGCGTTAGCAAGATTCAACAAGTAACAAGCGATGCAGTTTCCAAGGTTCAAGCGACACAATCCAAAATAACATCAAGTACAGTTTCGGAGGTGCAAAAAGTGAGTAGTGATACAAGCAGTCAACAATTAACGTTTACATTTGTGCCTATCACAATGCAAGTGGACAAAATGGATTTAGGATTTCCTGATTCACCGCGCATTCAAGGAAATGTATTAGATATTTTATTCGGCGGACATTTTAACGATGTTACTTTAATGAGTAAAAAAAGTGATATCCCATTTCCAGGCATAACAATAAAAGATTCAAGCGGAAATAAAATAAATTATAGTGTTGATTCATATCAAATCCTAATTCCTATGTCTTCCATTCAAAAATTATCCAAGCTTTTCATTACCTATGACTTTATTAATCGTGATGCAAATTGGCAACAAGCCTATAACGACCTGCAAGCAGGAAAAATGACACAAGCGGATTATGATACCAAATATCCGGCAAACCCTCAGACAATTGAAATGGATATTTCTTAATAAATTTTAAACCAAATAAAAAGCTCTTACCAAATGGTAGGGGCTTTTGTTATGCTCAAAGCGCCTTAAAAGGCGTTATTTTTATACCCTTAAGGAGGTATCACATGGCAATTCAATTCAGACGTGGGCTTGAAAGCCTACTTAACAAAGCAAGCTTAGTATTAGGGGAACAGGCATTTTGTTCTGATAGTAAAAAGCTTTTTATCAGTAATGGTGATGGCACTGCAATACAGGTCTTATCTGATGTAACGCATGCAAATGGTACGGGACAATCCAATACAAATAAAGTCGACCATGCTATATATGCGGATGGTTCAAGTTTACTGTATGTATCTGTGTCTGCGGCGATTACTTTAACAAATGCGCAATTTGGTTCTTTTATCAAATTAACAGGAACAACTTACACGGTTGGAGTTCCCACACCCGTGGGTAACGCCGGCAAGATATTTGAATTTTACAATGCTGCAAGTGGGGTTGTAACATTATCAACACCTGCAGGTAGTTTTGTTGGTTTTGGGATATCATCCGGTTCAACTTATGCTATTGCATCAGGGCAATATGTATCGTTAACATCGGATGGTTCAAATTGGTTTACAGTTGATAGTTCAAAGGGCTCTGCATCAAGTGCTTTGGCAGGTTCAACACTTGCAAATCAAATAGCAGCTTTAGCACCAATATCACAACCGGCATGGATAACTCCAACACTTTTAAATAGTTGGGTAACATTTGGAGCACCGTGGATGACACCAGGATATTATAAAGATTCTTTTGGTATTGTTAGATTGCGTGGCATGGTTAAAAATGGTGCATCAAGCACTGATATTTTTCAACTTCCTGCGGGATGTAGACCCATTGGTGAATCCACACACTCAAATATATCTGGTGGTTCCTTCGGTGCAGTATCAATTTTGTCTACAACAGGAGGTGTAGAAAGTGTTGTGGGTTCTAATAGTTGGGTAAGCTTAGATGGAATTACTTTTAGAGCAGAACAATAGGAGGAATGGTAAAATGAAACAAGTAATAAAAATTGATACTAACGGATTGTTTGTTGGAGATGTTATTCTGGAGGATGCAGACATTATGCCAAATGATTGTATTGAGATACCATGTCCTGAAGGATTTTATAAGCCAAAATGGGATGGTACACAATGGGTTGAGGGTATGTCGCAGACCGATATTGATATTTTAAGCAAAGCAACGCAAATTTCCGACATTAAATCTCAACTTGCAAACTTAGACACGGTACTACCTCGAAGTGTGGAGGATTTAATAACTTCTCAAAAAACAGATATTACAACGCTTCCACAGATTATGCAGGACAGATTAAAACAAAAGCAGGCTTTAAGACAGTCGTTAAACGCTCAGAAATGAGCGCTTTTCTTATATTAAATTTAGGAGGTCAAAAAAATGAAAACACGTAATAGCAGTAACCTCAAGGGAATTGATATCTCACATGACAAAGGAAATATTGATTTTGCAAGGGTTAAAGGTGCAGGGATACAGGCAGTCTATATTAAAGTGTCAGAAGGACATACTTTTCTCGATCCACTATGTTCAAAAAATATGGCTAATGCTAAAGCAAACGGTTTAAATTTTGGTGGATTTCACTGGCTCACCGCAAACACAGATGATAGTACGATAGTGCTTCAAGCAAATTGGTTTTATGATCACATTAAAGACTCAGGATTTAACTTGGTACCGGTTTTGGATGTGGAGGAGGATCCACTTAAATCACTGGGTAAGCAAATGGTCACTCATATTGTACATGTTTTCATGGACGAATTTAAAAGGCTTTCAAACATTGATTGTATGCTTTATGCATCCACAAATTTTATAGAAAACTATTTTGATAGCTCTCTTACAGGTTATTTGTTATGGGTTGCTCACTACGGTGTGAGTGCTCCGGGTGAAAACGGTATATTCAATATTTATGATGGCTGGCAGTATTCTTCAATCGGTGCAATTGATGGAATTAGTGGAAATGTAGATATGGACACATTCTGTGATTCAATCATTATAAAACCTATTGAAGTTGCTAAACCTGCACCGCAGCCAACTCCAGTTACAGCGGTTGGTGGATTTTCAGTAGGTCAAACAGTTACAGTTAAAACCACCGCCAGCACATACGCCACAGGGCAGAATATAGCATCATTTGTCAAAGGCAGCAAGTATACCGTTGTACAATTAAAGTCAGACAGAGCCTTGCTTAGTGGCATTATGAGCTGGGTTTGGTTGAGTGATTTACAGATCGGAAGTGTGGCTGCTCCTCAACCGGCTCCTCAGGTTATATATACCGTAGTCAAAGGTGATATTTTGAGTCGCATTGCCTCAAAGTATGGTAAGACGGTTGCTGAACTTGTAAAGTTAAACGGAATTCCAAATCCAGACAGAATATTTGTAGGTCAGAAAATCAGAATTTCATAATTTGACATAAATAGAAGAACTAAATGAAAGGTGGATTTGATAATGTCGGTATGATATCTGTCTAATATTTTAGATTTGATAAGATTATAAACATATTACAGAATCTGAGTGAATATTATGGAAAAATATTTAGGCGTGAAACTTATCTCCGCAAAACCGATGAATTTGGGCGATTACAATAAATTCAAAGGTTGGACAATCCCTGAGGATGAAGATCCTACACGCGAAGGTTATCAAGTAATGTATTCTGACGATTATATTTCTTGGTCACCAAAAGAAGCTTTTGATAAGGCATATCGTAGAATTGATTATCTTACATTTGGTCTTGCAATTGAAGCACTTAAAAAAGGTTTCAAAATTGCTCGTAAAGGCTGGAACGGCAAAGGAATGTTTATTGTCATGATGGGTGCTCTATACTTGCCACCTTACATCACACAGGGCACCGAAAGAAAAGTCAATGACCGTACAGCCAAATGGATAGGCATAGATAAACCACTTGATAGCCAGCCTTATATAGCAATGTTTACAGCATTGGGACAATGGCAACCAGGATGGAATGCTTCACAAGCAGATATATTTGCTGAAGATTGGCAAATAGTTGATTAATCAAATTTTAAAAATGAAAAGAGGACAAAAACAATGTCAACAAATTCACTTATCCTACTGATCGTTTTCGGTGCAATTTTACTTATCCTCGCCGCGGCATGGCTTGGAGATTTCTTTGCAAAGCACAACATCAATGAACCGGCTATTGCTCAAAAAGTCATAAAAGGACTATCGGTAGCTGAAGCCTTCGCACTTGCAATTACTCCGTTTCTTCCAATACCTTATGCTAATATCATATCAAAGTTATTTCAATTTACAACTAATGGCGTTAACACGGCCGAAGCATTATATAAAGCTTCAGCGGTTTCGGCTGATCAGCGCAAGACCACGGCAACCAGTCTTATAACTTCCGAATTAACACAAGCAGGAGTTGTTCCGGATGATGAGATTAATAAGCTTATTAGCGTTTCTATTGATTTGATGTGCAGATTCTTGCCACACAAAAGTACAATACCTCCGGTAGTAACTCCGGAATCGGTGACCGCTGCAGCAAGTATATAAATTTTAACATATAAAATATCAGCCAACAGGGTATTGATATAATCCCCTTAGTGTAGTCTTGAAATCTTTTTGTTATTTCAAGTGTCTACTCTAAGGGGATCATATTATCTCTGTTGGCTTGATTTGTTTTGAAAGGAAGTTAATTATGAATAGTTTTATTCCATGGATTGGCGGCAAAAAATTATTAAGAAAAACAATAGTTTCTTATTTTCCTGATGAAGATGAAATAGATCGTTATATTGAAGTCTTTGGTGGAGCGGCATGGGTTCTTTTTTATAAAGATAAACATGCAGATTTTGAAATATACAATGACATAAATAGCAATTTGGTAAATCTTTTTAGATGTATAAAATATCATTATCAGGAGCTTCAAAGGGAGCTTAATTGGGTTTTAAATTCACGTGAAATGTTTGATGATATAAGAAATATTGAGGAAACAAAAGGGCTTACTGATATACAAAGAGCTGCTCGGTATTTTACACTTATTAAAATTTCATTTGGTGCTGACAGAAGATCTTATGGTTGCAGTAAAAGAAGTCTTTTAAACTCTGTTAGTTACTTGTCTGCTATTCATGAGAGACTTGACAGAGTAATTATTGAAAATAAAAGCTATGATGCTTTATTAAAAGCATACGACAGACCCAAAGCATTATTTTATTTAGATCCTCCTTATCATGGCACCGAAAAATACTATGATGATGTTTTTACTGAGCAAAATCATGTTAAATTGAGAAATTGTCTTAAAAAAATAAAAGGAAAATTTTTATTGTCTTATAATGATGATGAGTATATAAGAAATCTATATAAAAGCTTTAATATAATCGAGCTTAGTCGTCAAAAAAATTTAACTGGAAAAACAAAAAGCCCCGATAATATTTACCGAGAATTATTAATTAAAAACTTTTAATAGTATAATTTTTTTAGCTTATAAATAACTTATTACGTTATAATCTAACAAAATTACACTTAAAATTTATAATAGTGTTAGAATATCTCCAAAAGGGGGATTTTCTAATGATTAGAATTTATTTGTCAAAATTATTAGGTGAAAAAAGAATAAATCAAGCAGAATTGGCACGCAAAACAGGCATTAGACCTACCACTATTAATGAGATGTACCACGAATTGATTGAAAGAGTTAATCTTGAACATTTGGATAAAATATGTGAGGCATTAGACTGTAAATTATCAGATCTTATTGAGTACATACCTAAAAAATAAAACTACTTTTAAAGGCTTTTTAAAGTTTCTTTAAAAGTAGTTTTATTTATTAGATTTTTTGCAAATAGTGCGCAAATTTTTTGCAGTTTATCCGCAAAGCAACAATCGCCCCAGTATTTTTTAATTGTCATGTTTTTATTTTGACCATCAAAGATTAAATTTTCAAAATAGATATGATCTTTGCTAATGTTATATCGATTAATCGTACCAGTATTCGGATCATCTATTCTTGCATTTTTAGTAATAGTTGTCATTGGTTCGCCATTAGAATCACGATTCAAGCCGACTAGAGACAGATTAACTTTTGAAAAGCGATCATATGCATCCGAATTACTGTCATTATAAGTTCCGTCATCAAAGAAAACAGTTGAATTGTCTGTGAAAAAACTGCTAGCAGCGTTGATATCGCTACCATAATATACGCCTTTCAGCGGATAAGATTTTCCCTGATACGATATTGATGTTAGTGTTGAATTTGCTGATACATTTGTGATAAGATAATACTTTGGCGATCCGTCAGAAAAGGTATTTGTTGGAGCCGCATAGGATGTTGAAGACTCCGTTGATACATCAAATGCTCCGCTGACCAGAGGCTGTTTCACACTTGTATTCACATCAGCGGAAGCTGACGCGAATACAGGGATTGAAGTGAATACCATTAGTAACGCTAAAATACATGATATCGACTTCATTTTGCGTTTCTTCGTACGAGTGAAAAAATCTGCTTCGTCCTTGTTCAT